GGTTTACGCATACTAATCAGGTCATTTGTAGGTCCGCCAAGTCAACACACGAAGCTCGTAAAAGTCTGACACGGTAAGTGGCAGGCAAGCGGAAACCTATAAATTAAATGGGAGAGGTTGCGTTGAGATCGCCAGCAGAGCTGTGCCTCTTATCCTATCCCAGGTCGGTTTTTGGACTTGACCAGGTCCCCTATCCCGCCGGAGTGGAATAAACCACAGCAAGCAGGATGGTTCAGTTTTTGATCTCATGAACTGGAGACTTGGGACTCTAATGTTAATAGTTACTAATGCTTCAAACCCACCCTCCCCCGGTTGACCCGGAGCAAGAGCAGTAGCATGCTCACATTCACAACAAGATTAGTGTTAGTGGTAAACGACAAAAAACAATCATTACTTAAACATACACACACTTGGATTACTTCCCTTTCTTCTTAGTTGCACTCTTCTTCTTCTTCACCTGCGTGACAGCCTTCATCACCGCCTTAACCTTAGAGGCTGGGGCAGCAGTGTTAGAGCCACTGGCAGAATAGGTGGACGGAGCTTCTCGCTTTGAACCGAGAGACTTAGCCACGTTTCCTGCCATCTTCGCAGCGTTGGATAACCCCTGAGTTATAGGGGTGGGGATTGCTCCCAACACCGGCGCTACAAAATTAGCAGCTTCAGAAACAGCGTCCGCGAACCACTCACCAAGACCATTCATTCGCTGTGGCACCCCTGTGGGCATGTCACGAATGATCTCGGAATAGAGCGATTTAGCAACAGAATCGCATCGCGGAGAACGCCTAGCCAGAACCACCAAGTCTGTGTCCTGTTGAGTAGGAAACCTCTCGATGTAGAAAATGGCGTTAAGAGTAAGAGTGGTGGTATACGACAACCCCTGAAAATATAAACCACTGTGATTAAAAGCAGTCGGCAAGATACCGATCGAACAAACAGCGGCAGTAGTAGTAGTCGGACCACCTGTATTAGTGGAAACAGCAACAGCAGTAGCACCACACACAGAAACAGCATTAACAACGTAGTTAGGATCAGTCACAGGAAGGATCATACCCACACACGTCATATTAGGGCCAGAAGGGATCTCGTCAGAATTAAGTGTATCGACGACATAAGCACCCTCCTTAGCCTTCCACTGCTTAGAACCATCCAGCAAAAGGGCAGAGCCAGGGTTCTGAGGGGGAAAGACATCCCAAATCACATCCACAGTTCCCCATTCCGCAGCAGTCTGCGGCGAGGTCTTGTAGACAAGAGTGGCATGCCCTGAATCAATATTGGCAAATGGCTGGCGATATGAAGTAACAAGACCTTGGATATTAAGCTCAGAGGTAGTATTAATCACCTCATATCCTTTAGAAATAATCCTGTATTCACCAGTCAAATAAGGCGCAATCCCCTGAACAAATGGAAATTGAATAGCTGGTTGAACAGAGCCAGTAGTCCAAGTTGCAGTACCAGCAGGGACAGAGTGGTAAGCGAGGCTGCCACAGGGAAAGTTATTTTCCTGCGTACCAAGCATTGCGATAGGACCAAAGCCACTGAAAGCGGTAGCCAGAGAGTTGGGACCTGTTATGCCCTGAATAGCGTCCGAGACTGACATCCACGGGAATGAATGTATATGACAATCCCAGTTGTTCGGAGAAGTGACGGAGGCAGGAGCAGAGATGCTCGTAGACAACTTCACGACCTGAACCACTGAGGAAGCCTCGTTCACATCAGGGTATCCACAAACATTGAGTGGAGTGTCATGGAAAGGATCGACAGCAGCCTTGAGCCATTCAGCTCCAGGCTCGGTAAGACCGAGAGCACCGCCGATTTTCGCCAAAACTCTCTCACTCCTAGCAACATCAGAAGAAGACATTTACAAACACAAGTTAATCAAACAAAGGCACGAACAAACTCAAATAGGAAATACAACACGCCGAGGAGATAATAGATCACCTCTACGACTGTGAGTATACGAGCAGATGGCGCAAGCGCAGGGTCGTGCTCTACACGCACTAAAGTTAGTAAAACAGTGAGAAGATGCACAAAGAATGACAAAACAGGCATAAACAAACAAATCAGACAACATGGTAATACTCACACAGCAGTTCCTGAGTGGGGACTCAGAATATTTCAGCAAAGTTCTAATTAAAGCGCGCTAGCGAAATCAAACTAATCAAGAGTTCCGGTGGCCGCGGCACACCATCCCTCCACCCACTCATCAAACAACTCTAAACGCTCAGGCCGAATTCGAGTGTAATTCATCTCTGCAACCGGTGAAGGCACAAAAACTAAACCACCCGCACGTTCAAGGCCCGTGCACAAAAACCTATTCTCAGAATCATTCATCAGCGCAGCCCGCGCTGACTCATATGTTATCCGCGCATCCATAGCGGTCTCGCCACGCATTTCATCGTCATGATGACGGTATATGTAGCCAAGCATTTTATCCGCTTCAGCACGGTATTCTGGGTATGGGAAACAGAGCTGCCGATATGCACAAACTTTAACGTAACACAGACGCCAGCTCTTTGCTTTGAACAGAAAGAGAACAGACGCCCGGATCTTGTCGAAATTTGGTCGAAACAACCACATTGAGCCGGTCCAGTGGAAACCAGCATTCAAGAAAACAGCATCCGCCAACGGACTTATCGGACACTCTAACCTGAAATCAAACCCCATATCACGGGCCCGAGCAATCAAATCTCGAAGCCAGGGCTTATATTGGACAATGGAATCATCTCCCATCATCTTAGCTGGTGTACGCGAGTAGACAGCAAGAACCTCCGCAACACTATTTACCCGACAAGCGATCACGTACAGAAACACAAGCATTAAAGCAAGTGTATTGTCCATAAGTGTATTCAACTTACCGGATGGATTAACACATGTGCGAAAATAAAGCCACCCATTCACGCCTATTATATACAACTGCGTAGATTGCTCCTGGTACCAAGTTAGCATATTGATGCTCCGCTTGGACTCCGGTGTGCGACCCATTAAATCATTCCCCCAAGCCAAACATTCATTCCTAGTAGCATTAATGTTAGTCTGGACGGCATCATTCAGCGAGCTCTCCATGTGTTTTACGTCACAACACATAAAGCTCCTGCCAGAATCAGCATAGGCCTGAATTTCCTTTTCTTCACCATCCACGACGTCACGAAGACACTCAGTGACGACCTTAGACTCTGAATCGGATATAGGCTTTTCCGTCTCGGAGGATAAATACGTAGCCATACTATTCCACCCACCATACCACGGTGTCATACCCACTGCACTCCACTCACGTTCCCCAGCCATGCTAAGCATCTTGTCATTTTGATCGCCGTACAGCATTAAAGACACCAAATGAAGAAGCAGGCACCCGGGCATAAATGTCCGGGTCTTACGATCTTTTGGATCAACTGCAAGCAGCTTATCTACAGTTCGGAGCTCACCCTTACCAGAGGTCATATAATAGACATGACGCAATGTAATTATAAATCCAGGGCGGACTTCAAAATTATACTCGATGCTCCCCGTTTCCATTATCTGCTCTATGAGTTCTCGAAAGATCTCTAAACCTTCATCCAACGCCTGACCTTTGGTTTTCCATTTAAGATTCCATGGATACCCAGGCGAAGTTCTACGGTCTACTCTTGAAATGACCTCATCTAATGAAAGGATGAGGCCCATAGAATAGGGACGGATTATGTTAAGGAGGGCGGCTGTTGCACGCGCGTAAGCGGCTCTGTTGGGACACCATTCATAGCACTTGAGATTCTTCTTAAAGTCATTCTCCAGGAGGTCCCGGGAAAAGACTGCAGGGGCATAGGAATAAGGAACTCCCAAGCCAGACTTCTCTTCGTACTTAGAAACTAAACCAATCAACTCAGTGTTAGCTGGAGGTTGGTAGTCCCCCTGAATCCCGTTATTGATACGTCTAAGGACAAAGGCGCCATCAATCACGTCAGCTAATTCATGATACAGGGGGACTACTAGTTTTTTGGCTCAGATTGGACGAACCAACTCACCATCCCATTAGGATAAAACAATGTGAACACATTACGCTTGCTAGATCTGACGTGGCCGGTATGAATACCAACACAATGACCGTCAGCATCAAACACGGGGGCACCAGAGTCGGCAGCCACCGTGTTGCAAGTGTATTCGCAAACACCTGTGTTAAAATCCACGCGCTCCGCCTTGCCAGTTCTTTCAATAGGATCAGTGAAAGTGCTTGCAAAGCGAAGTATACGGACATCCCGCCCGTCATTGGCCAGTTTCCGGAGACTCACCCTTGTTAAATTGGCGAGCTTATTAAACTCCGTATTCGTGGTTAAAAACTTGCAGAAGTCGTTGCGTTGACCTGGACTCAGTTGTTCTGTCCTGGGAGTGCATAGGGTTAATGGATCTAAAGAATAACGCGTTCCTCCCCTAGTCTCCAGCTTGACATCACCCAGCGGAATGAGCAAACTACCCGAGTCATCATAAAGCACATGACGACACGTATAGAACCCCTAAGGACCCGCAAAGGCAGTGCCTTGCTTCACCCAATTTTCACCCACACGCACCATTAGCTTGTAAACACAGTCCAACAATATAGGTTTCTGCTCAGGTGAGAGCAGAGCTTCTTGGACAATTTCACTAGCCTGGGACGCCACCCCCTCCACGCTCCTTGAAATAGCGCAGCGGGGACAGTTTTTGATGTTGCATGGATGACCGTTCACGACATTAGGACATCGAAGATCCTTGATGCGCTGGATATTAGACTCCAACACTTCACCAGAACTTACTTCCTTATTAAGCCATTCACGGAAGGTTTCAACTTCGGCTTGGACAGGAGTCACCTTTTTCTCTAAGTTTTGCCGAAGCATTTTAACTACCGCATCGACTTTAGGTTTGACACCAGTAGACTGTACAAGTTTACGGTACGTCTCATACGTGGCGTCATTCATGTGCAATTTGGTTGAACGTCCATGTTTCTGGGCAATCAAAGCCCAGTGGATCAATTTCAACACAGCATCATAGTCAGCACGGTTGTTTCGATACTCCGCGAGAGGTAATTCCAAACCAAAAGCAGTAGTAAGAGATGCGCTTTTAACGCGATAGCCCAGTGATAGTAACCTGTCATAATCAACACGAGTCTTGACTGGCACTTCTTCATTTCGGCTATTGACCATTATCAATCCACCCAATTCAATCTGTTTAGTGATATCCTGGATGTCATAAAATATATAATTCTTGGTCTTTTCTCTAGGGATGTTGAAGTCATCGACGGATTCCTCTTGACGAGGACCGCGCTGATACTGTTCAGCAACCGGTATTGCTCTACTCTTGAAATTTCCTTTCCCCTCGGCCCTCGCTACGTGCCGATTCTTCATCCCACGACCTTCCAACTCAACATCCTCCTCAGTAAAACGCCGCCACCATGGCCGAAGCCACGAAGCGACCATGTCATAGGAGGCAGTGTAAGCCAGATACACGATAATCATCGACGTGAGCACAATGGTGACGTCCAAAACCTTTGACAGGATTGGATGAACGTTTTTCCATGTGATGAATTCTCGTTTCCAGGAAGCCATCGTGATGGGCATGCCACGCCAGGCGGTCCACACACCATCCTTCAAAAACAACCAGTAGGTCTTCTGTGGGTACAAGTCGGGATCAGCTCCCCTAGGTAAAGGGTGGAAAGACTCATCTGAGTCACATTTTTCATCCACTTCCTCTTCCTCGATAGGCACTTGCTCTTTTGATATAAAGCCAATGCCCATCTCACTCGACACGAGATCCGCTTTCTCTATCTCATCCGACGTCAAATCGGTGCGGAGTAAACCAGCACTAACATACATCTTCATATGAGAGAGAGCAGCAATTGTCATTGGATCCCGAAGACTTCGAATGAAGGGTTTGCCACTTCCACGATCAACACTAATCTTCACCTTGCCCGCCTCGATGTCCTTTCTTACCTCTTCATCATCAACAATACACTGACGAAGTTCTAGAGGCGCAGTTAGGTACCAATCGATGTTGGCTTTGGTTATAATATCTTCGCATAGGCTATTGTAACTTTTTTCCGGCTTGAAAGCACCCGGACCTGAGAAACGGGGGTTGTGAAGTTGGCGCGTCGCTCTCGCAACAGCACACTCACTACACATATATTCGCCACTCGCTTTCTTACCGACGCATGCCGGCGAGTTGCTACACCCCCCCCCCCAGAGGTCTCATCATGACGGGGAAGCAGTTGGCCAATCCAACCCAAGAAATTAATCGAGGGAGACCAGGCACGAAACCACTTCAAATTTCCGAAAGAGACCAGAGACGTCAGGAATACCGACGCTTGCAAAAGCGCGCGCGTTCTGGAACTTGTCGCATACTCTAACATTCCTCCCTGTTCCGTTATGCGACATTCATCGCACACGTGATCAGGATCTTCC